GGTGTCCATAGTACTATATATTATGAGATAAGAACTAGTAAATTTTATCAAGTAGTTATTACAACTACAGGAGCAGCTACATGGCTAGAAGTTGTATTTGGAGAAAGAGATGGAGTGATAGAAACAACTAGATATAATGTTAACCCTTCAAAGCCAGATTTAATTGATCTGGATTTAATTGATCTGGATTTTAAACAAAAAAGAAGTGTAGAAGATACAGAAGAAGTATTTAAAGAGTTTGAAAAATTATTACCGGCAGATTTAAGCGATAATAAACAGAAAAATAAAATTGTATCAGAAGAACACGATATTAAACCTAACAAAAAAACGGAAAATTGGAATCCACAGCCAGATTTATATAGGATTGTGGCAGACCCTTACCGAGAATAGATTGTTATCCGCTGAAGACTTGAAAAAGCTTCAGATCAGGATTGCTGTCTCTAATCCACAAACTTTTACTTTCTAATACTTACCAAATGCCAGTGTTTAAAATAAAGATTCAAAATTCAAAACAATACCTGCATGCTATAGCAGGAGTTACAAAACTTACCAGAAAAGAAGCTGATATGCTGGGAGAAATTATTGAATACATGCAGATTAAGAAACTTAATGTTTTAGATGACAGTGTAAAAAATCATATCATTAAAACAGCTGGTTTTGGAGGTAAAAAACCTGAACAGAGTTATTATAATTTTATAGCCAGTTTGAAAAAGAAAAAGCTGTTGTTAAATTCACGTAATAAGATACAATTACGAACTATGCTGTTACCTGGTACCACATTAGAAATAACATTTGAAAACCCGGTTAATTTATCAGATTTAAAAATATACGAAGCCGCTGAAGTATGAAAGCAAAGTCAGTTTCCAAAGTAGCTACAGTAAATGAAAGGTTGTATTTAGAAGTTGCAAGAGAGTTGGACATACCTGTCAAAACTATTAAAGATGTAATTGTTAATGGGCAAAGTAAGTTTACAGCTTACACTATGGCAAGCAATACTTTTGATGGAGTGCGCTGGCCTTACTTTGGAGTTTTTAAAGCCAAGCATAAAGTGATACAAGTTTATAATCATATGAAAGGACTGGATGAAAATCAAAAACAATTCTTCAAAGACATGATCTATTTAAAGTATCTGGCTATGAAAAATAAAAACAAGTTCTTAACTAATTTACCTTTTCCAGATAAAAATGAAAATGAATAGAAGATCTTTCTTAGGTAGTTTGTTTAAAGCTGCAATAGTAGCTGCTATAGCTCCCGATGTAGTAACTGCATTAAAAAACTTTACAACTAGTAAAAAGATTTTAACTTTAACTCACAACGGTAAAGAATTCTGGTATGATGTAGAAGAATATGAAGCTATGAAATCTTGGCACGATGATCTGGAAAGAAAATATTTTGATTTTAGATATAAGAATAACTTTTACATTACATGAAACTGTTTCAGATAGATAACTTTGAACCTGTACCTACTGATGAATTCTTCATGATAGAAGAGTTTAAGGAATTATACACGGTTAAGTATAACATGTCAGATGATGACAAATCAGGTAAACTGCGTAGAAGAGGTTTGTCAGAAGCCAGGTATATTTATTTTATGTATGATCATAAGTCAGAGTTTGCCAAATACTCTGCTGAAGAAAGACATCAGGAATCTTTAAGTGCTGCGGGTTTACCTATAGATTACAAAGTATCTGTAAAGTTGCAGGCAGCTGTTGACAGGTATGAAAAATTAAACAACTCCCGTAATTTACGTTTATTAAGAGGAGCTAATGCAGCTGTTGATAAATTATCAGATTACTTTAATGCTGTTAACTTTACACCTGTAGAAGGAGAGATGGCTTATGATCCTAAAGATTTAATATCTAACATTGGTAACCTTGGAAAAATCATTGAAGGTTTAGATAAGTTAGAAGAAGCTGTAATGAAAGATGAAGGGTCTGAATCAGGGACAAGAGGTACTGCAGAAAAAGGTAGATTGGAATAGCAAAATACTAACTAATAGAATTATGAAAGTACTGCAGGTTAATATCTTATGTAACAAAGATGAAAGAGATGAAGAGGATTTGAAAGTAGAAGCCCAAATGAAAGATATGGGCATTAAAATAGATGATAAAGTTGTACAGGAATGGAGATCTGGGTTTATAATTATAGATCATATTGAAGCTTTCTATCCTCATGGTAAAAAACCTGAATACACTTTAATGCATATGACTTCTAATAATGTAATAACATTAAAAGAATCTGTAGATGATATTATAGAATTACTAAACAAACTAAACAACTCACCAAATGAGCAATACAAACACAGTTATACAGCAATTATTGGTACGGTTCCAGAAGGAAACGACTGAAGTTTATGTAGACATTACATCTTCTGAACTTGCACATCCTTTATGGGGTACAGGATGCAGATATAAAAGCTATCCTGCCACTACATCTTTAGAAAACATCTTACCTGATATAGCAGACTACTTAGATTGGAAAATAGTGTGTTCTACATGTCATCGTGATAAAGAAGATGTAAATGGTACGTTCTGCAGTAATAGTTTTCATTTACAAGCAGGTGAAAACTTATTGAAAATGTTTGATGAACCAGAAACTAACTAACTATATAAAACTATAATAATTAAAACATGAAAACAGATAAAACACAAACTACTAAAGGTTCTTATCTTTTTGGTGAATATGTGGATATGGCAAATACAAAACAAGTAGCTATTGTTATTAGGTTACCTTACAGACCAAGTTGGATAAAAAGATTTTGTATGAAACATTTACTGGGATTTAATTGGATAGATAACAAACAATAATTTAACAATAATTTTATGAGACACGTAGAAAAAGCTTTATTAAAAATGTATCCTAATGGAGGAAGTGAATTTATTAAACTTCAAAATATAGCAGATGTAAAAGGAGTGGCTCCTATTGTATCTTTTATATTACAATCAGATCCTGTTAAAGAAGTAGGTGTAAATGGATGTCAAGCTTTAGATATGCTGGTATATACTAAATGTTTATTTGAAAGTTTAAACGAAGCCTTTCCATGTCGTGAAAATTCACTAACAATCACAAAGATTGAGGAAGCTATTCATTGGCAACATGCCAGGACTCGTGACAGAGAAAAAAGAAATGTAGAAGGAGAAAACAAAGCTTAATGCTAATAAATACCGAATATTTTTCTGAATCTGCTAAGTATAAACTTAAAAATGGAGTTTATACTGCAGCTCCTTTTGGTTCAAAGGAGTACAGAGATTATTGGGAAGAAGAAGATAAAAGGTGTTTAGAAGGTTATAGTGTAGGAGGTACTAAAATTACAGGGCAGCACTATTTCTTTCTTAACTTCAAACAGCTGGAAACAGTTCGTGATGTTAAAGCTGTAGCTTCTACAAAAGATAAAACCTTTCCAAGATTCTGGGAAGCCCACTATAAATTCTTTCATGCTTTAGAAGAAGCTGAGTTAGCAGGTAAACACATGTGCATTCTTAAACCCCGGGGATCTGGTTTTTCAGAGATCATGTCCAGTGTTGGTGTTTATTACTATACGTTAGTAAGAGGATCTAAATGTTTTTATTTTGCTTCCAATGAAGGATATTTAAATAAAGATGGTGTTATTACCAAGTGTTGGGACCACCTGGAATTTCTTAATGCAGAAACTCACAAAGCTTACCGGCACCTGAGACAGAAAAAGGATCAGGATCTGCATAAAAGAGCTTCTATGGTGGACCCCAAAACTGGTAATGAATATGGATACAAATCTGAAATCATTGGAAGAGTTATTGATCACCCTAGAAAAGTTAGAGGAGCTAGAACTGGGTCCAGAGGAAAAGTATTCTTTGAAGAAGGAGGTTCTTTCCCAAATCTCAAAGATGCGGTTATCACTACCAGACCACTTGTTGAACAGGGGGGAATAACTACAGGCCAGATAATTTTATGGGGTACCGGAGGTGAAAAAGGTCCAGGCATAGAAGGATTGGAACATATATTTTATCATCCTGATGCTTATAACATGATGAGCTGGGAAAATATATGGGACGAAGACAGGAATGATACAAAGTGCTGCTACTTTATTCCTGTTTACGATACTATGGATAAGTACATGGATGAAAATGGTAATGCTTTAAAAGATGCTGCCAGATCTTCCCATGAAAAGGAAAGAGCTAAAATTCATGTACAGGACCCTACAGCTGAAGATAAGTACATAGCTGAATTTCCATTTACTCCTAGTGAAGCTTTAATCAGATTATCAGATAATATTTTTCCTGTTGTAGAATTACAGAAGCAATTATTAAAAGTATCTACAGACAGAAACATCCAGGGATTTCTGAAAAATGGTTGGATGTATACAGATGTTACAGGTAAACCTAAATTTAGAATAGATAGAAATGCCAGACCTATTGTAGAATTTCCACACGGTGCCGGAGATAATTTAAATGGATGTGTTACCATAGTAGAATCTCCATATAAAGATCAGCTTGGCAGAGTACCTGATGGAATGTATTTAATAGTAGTAGATCCTTATTATAAAGATAATTCCGAATCTAAAATTTCACTAGCATCTGCTTATATCTACAAGCATTATAATAATTCTTCACCTACAGAAGATGATATTATTGTAGGATGGTATACATCAAGACCAGAGAAGTTAGATGACTTTTACAGGCAGCTGTTTATGCTGGCTGAATATTACAATGCTACTATTCAAGCAGAGATTGCAGGTGGAGGTAAAGGTATTTTAGATTATGCTACTTTTCATAAACTAAAACAATACTGTGAAAAAGAACCTGATATTGTTTACAACAAAGAAAATGCTGTTAAAGCTTTTAACAAACCTTACTTTATGAATATGGCTGGTGACAGACCTCAACTGGCATTAGCATATTTATCAGACTGGTTACGTCAGGAAAGATCTGCTATTGATGATAATGGAGAAGTTAAAAGTATCATGAACTTACATAAAATTTATGATGAAGGTTTACTAAAAGAACTTATCAAATTTAATGCCAGTGAAGGTAACTTTGATAGAGTATCTGCAATGAGGTTACTTCCTTTTATGATTAAGGAAAGATCTAACCAGGAATATAAAATCAGACAAGAAACTTCTCAGAAATCTTATTGGGACAGAGAATTTCACAGTGATGGTGTAGCCGAAGATCCTAGTTACCAACTTACCCAGTGGGAGTTAATGGCAGCCATGAATAAAGAATCTGAAGAGAAATACGAGGTTTTTACAGAAAACACTAAAGGAGTAAAAACATCTTATAGTAATAACGCAGTGTATCCTGAAGATTTAGAATAGGTCTTTTTAAGTAGTTTTACTGTATTCATAAGTAAACTACTCATATGATAAAAGCTCCTATCCAAAGAGATGTCCATAAAAGAGATCCTTATAAAGGAATAAAGCCACTTCTCAGAGTTTCAGAAGCTGAAAAAACAGCTAATGATTTTTCACATTGTAAAGATGTTGTAGATTATTTAATAGGTTCTACCTATTTTCAGGATGTTACCGGACAACGTAATTCTAACTACAGAGATTTGTATGTGCTTTACAATGTTTATAACAATGTAATACCGGAAGAGTATTTTTCATATGTTACAAATCCTTTAAACTCTGTTAAAAAACAACACACTTCTTTTCCCGCTAAAATAAGACCTTATAACATTATAAGGCCAAATTGCGACCTGCTATTTGGAGAATTTGATAAACGTCCTAAAAATTATACAGTTTGGGTAAGTGATGGAGAAGCTATGAATAATGCTGAAGAGCAGTTGTATTCAGCTTTACTTTCTAATTTACAGCAACGGTTTATCAATAAAGTTAACGAGTTATCAGGTGGTAATGAAGAAGCTACCGGAGTAGAGTCACAACCTGTTGAACTTCCTTTAAAACTTAAAGCTAAATTTCTTTCTAATTATAAAGATGAACGTGCTCAGTGGGGACAAGTTAACTTAGAAGAAATTGATCATGATGTGCAAACTACAGAACAGTTTGCCAGAATGTTTAAAGATTTTGTGATTGCAGGAGAGTGTTATAGTTTGAAAAGAGTACATAAAGGAAGAATTTCTTATGAAAGAGTTTCTCCTATGGATGTTGATTATGATAAGGCACCTGATAATAAATATGTAGAAGATGCTTCCTGGGTAGTAAGACGTAAGTATGTATTACCTTCTGATGTAGTTTCTCAATTTTACGAAGAGTTAAGACCTACGCAAATTGATAAAATGGAATCTCAGGATGCGGGATTGCCTTTTACTACTCCTTATTTTAATACGTTGTTTGGTAATACTTATAGACGTGAAGAAGATTTAAAGAGAACCAAACTTACCCAGTATCACATAACCTGGAAGTTTTATAAAAAAATAGGAGTATTAGCATATGCTGATGAGATGGGAATGCCACAGCAAATGGAAGTAGATGAAAATTACAAAGCAGATAAAAATGTTGGAGAATCTGTAGAATGGATATGGGTACCGGATTGGTGGGAAACTTACCGGGTAGATACTCCTAATATAAATGCAGATCCTAAAAGTTCTAATAGCGAGATTGATACTTTGTACCTAGGTACCCGCAGAATTGAAGAACAACGTACAGAGGAGTTTGATTTTGGATATTGCAAAGGTCCTTTCAATGGTATACGGTTTTCAGATGTGCACTCCAGAAACACTTCAATTGTAGAACTAGGTCTTCCTTACCAGATCATGTACATCATTTTACATTACAGACTTGAGCTGGCACTGGCAAAATCTAAAGGTAAAATAGCGTTATTGGATATCAATACAATTCCTAACACTAAAGGTTGGGATGAGGAAAAGTTCTTTTATCATTCAGAAGCTAACGGCTATGCTTTATTAAACAGAAACCAGTTGGGTGTAGATAAAGGCTGGAATCAATATCAGGTTTTAGATCTGTCTCTTTTTGAGCACATAGCTAATCTTATAAAGATTATGGATTATGTCAGGACTGAGTGGGATCAATTAGTAGGTTTTACACCGCAACGCAAGGGACAAGTTGCAGCTTCAGAAACAGCTTCTGGAGTAGATGCCGCCAGGTACCAGTCTTCAGTAATATCAGAAAGACTTTTTCAGGGTTTTGATGAATTCATTAGAACTGAAAGACAAGGTTTGCTGGATCTTTCCAAGTTTACAAATCTAACTGGACGTAGAGCTATTCATTATGGAGATGATATGCAAAGTCAGATGTTAGAGATAGATCCTGCAAGATATACTGAAACAACTTTTAATATACATGTTAGTAATTCCTCTTCTGATTTGGAGGATGTACAAACTATGAAGGGACAGGCTGCAAACTTTGCGGCTCAAGGTTCAAGACCTTCTGTTATTGCTGAAATTCTACAAGCTAAAAATATTAGTAAGCTTAAAGGTATTTTAAAAGCTATGGAAGCTGAGGAAATGGAAAAAGCTGATAAGCAGTCTCAAGCTGAAAATCAGATTGCTACTCAGAAAATGGAAATTGAAAAACAATACAGGGAAATTGAATTCACATTTGATAGTCTTCTGCAAAAAGAGAAGCTGGAAGGTGATAAAGAACTGGCTCATATTAAAGGGCAATATGCATTGGCAGATACCAATACTCCAGGGGATGAATTAGATCCTTTAGCAGTAGAAGATCAGCTTATGAAACGTGAAGAGATGCTTGGTAAATCTGCAGAAGCTCGGGAAAAGATATTATTAGAACATAAAAAACTTCAGGATCAGAAAATTATGCACGATGATAAAATGAAGACTGAAAAATATAAAGCAGATACCTCTCTTAAGATTGCAAAAGAAAACCAAACTGTTTCTGAACTCAAACAAAAACAAAGTAAAAGAGCAGCTACAAAAAAGTAAAAACATGTTAGTATAATAATGAAACCAACTTACCAAAGAACAATTTACTCACTTATATAGATAATTAATTTTAAACACTAAACTTTACAACAATGGCTAAACAAGACACATCTACCTTACCAACGCTGGATGATTTTACAGAAGTAAACGATCTGGCAGGATCTCCTGGATTTTCAGGAAAAGCTGCTACTATTAATGTTGTTGATGACGATGACGATGATGAAGCTCTTAAACTTAAAGCAGAAGAAGCTAAAGTAAAGTTAGCTACAGAAGCAGCTGCTAAATTAGCTGCAGATACTGCTGCTAAAAAGAAAGCTGATGAAGCTAAACTAAAAGGTACTGCACCCGCAACTGCAGTTAAACTTACAGAAGTTGAGACTGAAGCTTTAATAAAAAAAGCTGAAGAGAAACCTGAAGAGCTTACTGAAGATGAAAGGAAATATCTGATTGACAACAAACTGTTTGAAGAAACAGGGAATTTTTGGGAGGATGTTGAAAAAGAACATGGAATTAAAGTGGAAGTAGATTTTGGGGATGTTGATCCTGAATCCGCTAAAGGAGCTGCTATGAGAGATCAAGCTTTGATGAGCATGGCAGCAAATAAACAACTTGAGTTCCTGCAAACTACTTATCCGGAAGCTTATCAGATTTTAGAACATGTCAGCAATGGAGGTAATATCAAAGATTTGATTAACCCTGAAGAACCTGATTTTTCTAAAATTACTTTAGACAAAGAAGATAAAGAAGCTCAAAAAGATTTGCTATTAAACTATTACATGAATAAAGGCTTTGATGAAAAAAGAGCTAACAGAATGGTAGAAGCAGATGAAGATTCTGCAGAAGGTTTGTTAGTTGTAGCTCAAGAAGCTTTAAAAGAACTTGGAGCTGCTCAAACACAACGTAAAAATATAGCTATAGAAAATCAAAAACTTCAAAAGGCAGAAGTAGAAAAAAGAAACCAGGTTTTTAAACAAACTGTAAAACAAGTTACAGATGTTGGAAAACTAGGGGATTTTACAATAACTAATCCAAAAGACAAATCTGATTTTTATCAGTTTGCAGTAAATAACATTTACTCAGATGGTAAAGATGGATATCAGGTAGTGTTGCCAGTAAATGGAGACACTATGGTGCCGGTATTACAACAATTGTTTTTTGGATTCAAAAAAGGAAAGCTGGATGATTATGTGAAAAGAGAAGCTCAAACTCAAAATGTAAGAAAATTACAACGTAGAGTATCTCAAAGTACAGTTAAATCCGGTGGACAAGAAAGTGGAAATACTAATGGAGGACAAAAAAATCTACCAACATTTGATTCTTTTAAATCAGAGTAATAATAAAGTAAACAATAATTAAATTTTAACATCTAAAAACTATGGCATTAAGTAACAGAACCAACAAGTTCCAGTTCCAGGTGCAAGCTGACATCTTTGATGGCAAAGACCTCCTTGACGAACAGAACTTTTATCATCAGCGTTATGGAAAACCTGATGAGTTGTCTCAGAAACTTACCTGGTTGTTAGGTGATAGCACACGCTCCTTCCCTCTGGCAATGTCCACGATGGGGGACGTTGTATCACCAAATGGTTTCAAAGCCAATAACACCAAGGTGAGAGAGATGAACGACATCCAGTACACGTACCCTGTCATGTCCAGACTTAATAAAGCTATCACAGTAGCTGAATCAAGTACTGTAACTGATGCGGGTTATGGCAATTCGCCATTTACTATCACATTCACTGACAACTGGGCAAAGCAGAATTACATGATTGAATCTCCACTTGGAGTTCAGGCATATATTCTACAACCTCCGGTTAAAGTTCAACAAGGCTGGCAGTACACAGTGCAGCTCAATGCTGTATCTGATAAAACCATCTGTCCTATTGGGGAACTTACTGCTGGTGTGAAATGGGTAGAACTTAACACTTTTAACCCTGAATCTGAATCTCGTGGTACAGCTTTCAAAAGAGTTGCTCCAGGTAAATTCAAGAATCAAATGTCCATTATCCGTTTGTCACATGCCTGGGCAGGTAATTCTGCTAACAAGGTAATGCCAATTAAGATTTCTCATGAAGGTAAAGCTGATATGAGTCTTTGGATGGATTTTGAACATTATCAGTTTGAAAGGGCTTGGCTTGAAGAAGTAGAACACATGTTCTGGTATTCCAGATACAATCGTAGAGCTAACTCTACTATTGATTTGAAAGATCTTCTTTCAGGTAAAGTAATCCCAACAGGATCTGGTATCCTTGAGCAGGTAAATAACTATTCTACCTACAGTTCTTTGACTTATAACTATCTTCAAAATACAGTTGCTAATGCATTGTTTGGACAGTCAGATACTGACGGTATGAGCATTACATTGTACACTGGTCGTGGAGGTATGAGAGAATTTGATGCAGCTATGAAATCTGCAGGTGTAACTCAGCTGGCAATTGCTGGTGGTGGTGACATTGCACATAAGTTTGTAGGTGGAAACAACTACAACCTTACTGCGATGGGTTTCTTTGATAGTTTTTACCACATTGATGGTTACTATATCAAAGTAAAGCACAACCCTGTATTTGATTATGGCCGTAGAGCTTTAAAGTCACCTCTGCACCCTGATACTGGCTATCCTTTGGAAAGCTACAGAATGGTGTTTGTAGATGATGGTACTTATGATGGAGAACCAAACTTGCAGTGTGTGACTGAAAAAGGACGTAGATTCCTTCATGGAGTTGTTCCTGGTATGTCTCCACTTCCACGTCAGTATCAGATTCTTCAAGGAGCTGGTAACCTGAATTCAGGTAATCTTGCTCTGGTGACTACAGATGTTGATAAGAGTTCTTACCATAGACTTATGGTAGGAGGTTGCCAATTGCGTAGAGGTAATACCTCATTGCATCTTGAATGCATAAGTGGTATTGGTAACATCGTTGTTTAATTGACGAATCTTACAAGGCGCTTTGGTAAGCAGTTTGTGAGTTTAGTGAACGAACCCCGGGTTAAAATCCGGGGTTTTGCTTTTTTACTGGATTTTACGTTAACTTTGTTTAAACAAGAAACTATGGATACATCCGCAGTTGAACTATTTAAGGAACTGGAAAAACAATATATTGTAGCTAGTTCCTACCAAGTAGGTTTTAGTAAAGAACTTTCAACTGGTGTTTTAAATGTTATAGAACATCTTAAAGGAGATCTTCATCCTGAAGACCTGGTACCTATTCCTACTATGTTAACAGTAGTTTTAAAACATAAAGATAAAGTTACTCATCCAATCTTAGATACTTTTCATCAATCCAGCGCTGTTTACATGGAAAGCTTTGACAGGGATGCTTTTGAAAAATGGGCAGAAAGTAAACTAAGCGTACTTAATAACTGATAACTGATAACTGATAACTAATTAATAACTTAACTAAATAAACAAATTACCATGCCTAGTAAAATCGTAGAAATTCACAGAGCTGCTAACTTTATTCAAGATAGCAACCAGGACGCAGAAGTACAGGAATATTTTGGAATGGCTTTTAAAGCTGTAGGATCTTACTGGAAAGAAGTAGGAACTGTTTATGCAACAGGACTTACCCGACAAGAAGAAGATGCTTTGATGCCAGAACTTATTGGAAATCTGGATCCTAACAAAGAACAAAGAGAATTCAGAATGAAAGTACAGGAATTCTTTAAAAATGTCAATCATAAAATACCCCCTGAAGGTTTTAAACTAGAGGTAGGCTTGGAAGGAGAAAGTGATGATATTTTCAGGAGAAATGATAAAGGGGAAATTGTAAGAGATTCTTTTGGTAATGCTATTGTAGATAATCCTCCTCTTAAAGTAATGGATTATGTGCGCTACAAGCATATTATTAACCATCCTCATGTAGCTAAAAACAAAGATGAATCTGATAGATATCAATACAAACAATTTTATGTTTTAGATAAAGCTGCCAATACCAGTCAGAAATCTAAACTCAGAGATAAAGAAGATCTTGCTCAACGAGAATATTTGGGTATTAATAAAGATTTTCAAAAATCAGAAATGGTTCTTACTCTACTTGGAGTTAATACCAGAAACATGGGTAATGACGCTTTGATTTTAGAATTAAAAGCTCAAGCTTCCATAGATCCTGAAGCAGCTGATGTAGTTAACATTGAAAGACTTGACAGGTTTGTCAAGATAGTAAATGACAAAGAACTTGCTGCTAAGTACGATATTATGGAAATGGTAAGATTTGGTTTGCTGGAAAGAATCCGTACTAAAGTATTAATCAAAGAATCCGGAGATACTATCGGAGAAGATCTACGTGAAGCTGTAGATTGGTTATTGGATAAGAAAAATTCTAAACTGGTAAACTCTATGTATGCACAGTTAGATGCTCTTGGCAAAGACAGGAAAATTAAACACGCTTCTCCTCATTTAACTGATCCTAAAAAAGAAGCTGTAGTTTAATAACAGATAAAAAATTAACACTAAACTCACAAATTACCAAAGTCAATTATGAAACTAAAAAATTATTCTCCTGCAGGAAATGAAGTACTGGTAGAGTTAAAAGAATATTCTTCCGGTATAGTTATTCAAGTTAAACCTGAACATGAAAAAATCATGAAGGTTTTAAAAGTAGGTCCAACGGTTACAGCCTTGAATCCACTTACAGGTAAAACTGTAGCTCCCGGAGATTTTGTTATGCTGGTAGCAGCAAACCTGTTACAACTTACTTTTGAACCCCTAACACCTGAAGGCTATAAAGTACAGGCTGTACAGGCTAAAGAATTTGCAATAGGTGCTTATTATTTACCAGATTCTGACGAAACTAAATTCTTTCCGCATATTGAAGATGCTCCTGTAAGTGAAGAAAGAGATATGAAAATATTTGATAATCCAGGTATAGAGCACTCACCTTATTTAAAAGAAGAAGCTGAAAACAAATTACATTTAAATAACTAAGTATGTACACCACTGCTTTAGAATATCATATCGGAGTTCTCCAAGGTTTGCAAAAAGTATCTGCATATACAGATGATATGTTTAACCCGGAAGAAATTGATTTGCATTTAACAAAGCAGCAAAGCAGATTAGTAGAAGAAATTGTAAATAAAAGATTTGAAGACTTACAAACGGGGTTGGATTATATCCAGCCCCTTATTGTAAAAAATAAATCTTTGCAGGTTTTTTTACCAGATGTAGCAGCTCTTAGTTATGAACCTTCTATGGTTTATTCTGTACTACCTCCAAATTATCTTAATCTAATCACAGACCGATCTCAGGTTGTTACTTCCAATTCTGTATTATATTGTTCAGATATCAGCGCTTTTAAAACAAACGTAAGTTTTCAAAGTATTTACACAGAGTATATCAGCGCTGTTCCTATGGTAATTTCTACAGCTACTATAGCTCCTTTTTATTACAATTTTACAATGACTATTACGAAGTCAGGCAATCCTATTTCAGTTTCGGTACCCACAACCTGGAACATTTCATCTATCAATTCTAACTTTCAGGTTATAAACTATGTAATGGAAAACTTCAGTTTTGATGGAGTATCTATTTACTGGGAAAATTACAGGGGTGTTCACTATGCAAATTCATTTGTGCTGGTAACTACAGATGCTACTATTACCAATGTAACTTTAAACACTACAAAGTCAGCAGTAGACATATCTAATGGAGGATCTTCCACAGCAACTTTTACAGGAACAGCTTATAAAGTTCCTAATTATGCTGCCATTCCCGGGTATCTTGTAAACTATGCAGGTAATACCTTAACTGAGAACGATGATATCTATACTCAAAACAACAATGTGTTTTACAGATCTAAGGTACAAGCTCCAAAATCTCTGATTGCAACAGATAATTTACTGGCTTATGAGAGTAAAAACTTCTTAATAAGTAAGATGGTGATAGATTACGTTAGAATACCTCGTCAGATTTCTCTAAGTTTAAATCAAATATCAGAACTGGGAGGAAATGCTCCAAGTATTATAGTGGATAGAACAGTAGAATATTTAAAACTTGCTATTGAAAATCCAAGTTACCAAGCAGTTCTGAATGATAATAAACTTAGAAATCAAATTTAGAAACTAATTAAAACCTTAAAATAAAAACATCATGGCAGCTTCAAAACGTAATAGGTACTCAAGATCCACAACTGGCCTTAATGCCATTGGATTTTTCAGTCCTGCACTAGCTTATACAAGTGCAGCCACTTATAGTTTATTTGTAACTTCAGCAGCAACTGTTGCTAATAACGGACAAATGGGAATTTTCCTGTATCCGGCTAACACTCTGCAATCTGCAGCAGCTAACCTGAATGCTGGAGATAGATTTTTCATTGCACAAATTGTGGATGGTGATATTAAGAAAACACCAGTCATGACTTATGATTCTCTGGCAACTTCTTTTACTAACCCAGCTCCTGCAGCTACAGTACAAGTTAGGAAAACTGCTTATTCAGCTCCAGTACTTCAAAGTATTGCTCTTGGATTTAATGGTACTTCCGGAGATCTTGGAATGCCTGCTACGGCTCCAACTACTCCTATTACTTACAGTGTATCAGCAAGAGACACCTCACCTTCTACACAACCCTTTCCAGTACAATCTGGAAGTATTGTGAATAAAATAGCTTCTTCTAAAACAGATTTGGCTTTGGTTTTAGCAGCTGATTTTGTTAATGCTACAGATTTTGAGAGAAATTCTGATAGCGCTTTTATTACTTGTGATGTTAAAACTAACGGTACCGCTACTGCTATTGCAGTTGTAACAGCTACTTTTATTAACAACTCCAATATTGTAACGTACTCAAGTACTTCTACACTAGCTGTAGCTGATCTTCTTGAAGTAACAGCTACAGGTTTTACTTATAAAATTGTAGGTATTATCTCTACTACTGTAGCTATTTTAGATAGACCTTATCAAGGAGCTAGTTTTACTTCTGCTGGCGGTGGTACTGCTAAGAAAACAGCTGTTACTCAAACTGGTTTGTATTTCACAGCAGTAGCTGAAGATACTACTTTTGTATTGAGTTACTCTTCTATACCTGTTACTATTCCTCCTACGGTTATCACAGCATGGAAACAAGGTTCCGGAGCTGCTTGGCAAATGGCAGATATGGAACGTGATACTGCAGTTATGAGTGGTTACACAAATGCTAACCACCCTTGGGTAGAAGATATGGGTAAGCCTACTTATTTTGTAACTAGCCCTGAAACCAGCGCAGTAACTTTTACAAGTTATTTCATCAGGTTTAAAAACTCAACGGAGTCTATGGCTTTTGCCAATGAACAGGTTTCTAGCTTTGGTTATGTTATTCTTGGTATCCCGGCTTCAGGTGGACCTGATGCAGCTATCAGCAAGATTCTGACTAACGTGTAATAGAACTTATAGGGGAGGAATCCTTCTACTTTAAAAAGGGGATTCTTTCCCCTTTTTTTATTTTACATCGTAAATAATAATTACACTATCATGGCTTTAGATTTAAAACTAGCAAAAGGTACAGTAGACAGTGAACTGGCTTTTTTTCATATTACAGACAGCACTGGAGCTTATTCTGTTACAAATCCAGGTGGGTACAACACACCTAATCCTGCACGAAATACTCTAGCTTTATATTTGTATGGGTATGAGTATAGAGAAACTGTAGATGATGTTCTTCTTGTAATTAACAACACAATACCTCTAACAGTTACAGAATGGCAAATTGATGTTACTACAGATAAATACAGGTATTTTACTTTATTGGGAATTCCCATCTGGACTACTGCAGCTTACACATTTAATGCTGTGAATCCCCCCTTAGTGCATTACAATTCTGTTTATTACAAGTGCCTTCAAAGTTCAACTAACTTAAATCCTATTAATAACCCTCTATACTGGGAAGTTATATCAGATCTAACTACAGCAGCTATTCTAGCTAATACTACAATTTATACAGATCGTTTAGATTTGGTTACAAATTGGAACGCTAAACAATGCTATCAATCACAGATTTTTGCAGAAGCACGGGATTGTGACTGCAAAGGAACTAACAGGGCTGAAGTAAGGCCCTATCAAAAAATATTTGTACAGATTTATGCTGCAGGTTTAAAATGTGCTCAAGGGCAATATGCTCAAGCTGATGATATACTTACAGCTGTTAATGAATATTGCTCTACTTTAAATTGTGAAGGATGCTAACTACAGATCAGAAAAATCTAATACTGTATCAAGCACAAGTATGGGTATCTGATACAGGAAGTACTATTCTAGCTAAAGAACAATATTCTGAAGTTTGTGATGATTTATATGCTAAAAGCTTTATAGCTATTAACTATCTGATGACTTTGCAAGATGCAGAGTTAGATTTGTTTTTAGATAATAAACAAATTGAAGCTATTTATAAATGTTTACAAGATACTTTAGAACTAGGTAATTATCCTGTAGCTGGTTTTCCATTTACATTATCAGATGGTTTTGATATTTCTCAAGGTGCCCAGGGCTTACCTGGAACTCCAGGAGCTCCCGGTATAAATGGAACTGACGCTAATCAAAATACTGTCGGAGATCCTGATGGTAATATTACAGTTACTGAAAGTGTTGTACTCGGCATTAGAACTTTTTCTATAAAACTAACGCCTTATGTCCTACCTGGTATTAGTATTTTATTGGATGAAGGAGTTATTCCAGATCCTAATCAGGCCAGAGTAGTTGAAATAGGAAATGTAATAGCCACATTAAGTGTTAATGTTACAGTATCTAAAGGTAGAAATAATGTTATATCTGCATCAGTAACAACTCCAGGAGCTTTAAATACACCTTTTCAAAGCAGTTTAAATCTAACTACTATCAACACCAGTGGTTCTCAGATAGTAGCTTTGACAGATACTAACGTATCCACTAATGCTACGTATGCTGCAACGGTATCAGATGGTTTTAATAATCCAGCTGTGTCTACTAGTATTACTTTTGTGTATCCATATCTGTATGGTAATACTAATACTACAAGTACGGTAGGTTTATACAGCGCTTTAACAAGACTTGTTAAAACACAAGCTACTCAAGTAGTGCCTTTTGCAGCAACAGATGACTACTTCTGGTTTGGTTTACCTGTGGAATATGCAGCATTAGTTCAAATCAAAGATGAAAATGGTTTTGTTGTAACAGGTGCCTGGACACTGGTAGCCACTGTTGCAGTTACATCCACAGGTTTTGGAGGTAGTAACTGGACACATAATTATAATTTTTACAGATCTACCGTAGCAACAACTATTAACGGTAGTTTTACTTTTGTTAAATAGTTAAATAGTTAAGTTAAAATAGAATTCACATGGCAGGTATACCAATTATAACAGGATTTGATTTAAGTGCACCATCTGCTTTAGATAGAAGAACTGTTGTAGCAGATACAACTGCCAGATTGGCTTTAGTGTGGGTTTATAAAGGTTTACTTGTTTATCAAGTAGATACTAATACTTTTTATAAATACACAGGTACTCCACCTGCTAATACTGCTCCTGATTGGACAGTGGTATTATCTACTGGAGCTGCTGGGGCACCTGGTTCTGTGTGGTATGATGGTTCTGGGGTACCTTCAGGAGGATTAGGTATCAATGGAGATTACTATCTGGAAAATACTTCTGGTGATGTTTACAAGAAAGTTACTGGTACCTGGGGAATTGTAGCTAATATAAAAGGTCCTGTAGGTGCTTCAGGAACTTCTGCAGGTGACTTTGCAACTTTAGTAGTTACTGGAGGTGCTACAGCACAAGCTTTAACCACTAGTTATGCTAAAGTAACGCAATTTGTCACTAACGGACCTTATTCAGGATCTGTACCTAATGCCACTAACAATTTAATCACTGTCACTAATCCAGGAGATTATTTATTTTGGCTTAATGCTGATGTGCTGGGAATTGTTAATAGAACATATACTTTAGTTTTATACGTAAACGGAGTTATTTCTAATATAATAGGAACATTTGACTGTACCAGTAACCCTACGCCTAACGTATCTTTTCAATTACCTATTAATATAGCTACAACTTCTTCTGTTGTAGAACTTTACGCTAAATCCAGTGGTTCTTTTAATCTTACTTTTATAACAGGTTCATGGGGATGTGCTGGATTAAATGCCAAAGGAGCTACAGGAAATGCGGGTAAAGCTTTAATACATACAGAAGCTGATATAACACTTAATGATGCTAAAGTCACTGCAGTGCAGGCAGGTTCCTGGACTTCTATATTACCTTGGTCAGCTTCTGTAGCTTCTGATGCAAGATCTTCTTACAGTACCCCTATTGGTATTACAGGTAGTAAATTAGGGCATAGTATTTCTTATAATGGTGCTAACTGGTCTGATAATGGAGTTTGGAGAGGTCCAACAGGATCTGCAGGTTCCACAGGTGCTACTGGAGCAACAGGACCTGCTGGGGCAGCTGGATTAATTCCTTTTAGTCAAGCTCCAAGTCCTACTATGCAAAATTTAACTTTAGGTTGGTACTTTTACGATCAGCTTACAGCATTACCAGTAATTTTTGGTGGGAATAATGCATTGGGAACTACAGTTACTGTATGTAGAACTGTAGGTGGTACAGATGTATCCATTCCTGCAGATAGCACATTTGCAAGTGCTACTATAACTACGAATGCAAATGCAACTTTAAATCATAAAGGTAGATATGTATCATCAATACCATTTTCTACAAGAAATATTACTTTTCAAGTAGTTGCCACCCTTGCTGGTGTAGATCACTGGAAAGTAATTGGAGAAGATCAATACATAGATCCAGCCAGTTACTTACCTACAACCCGAGCTAATTTTCAATTTTCAAATGCTGTAATTAATACCACTTCTTTTGAAATAGGATCTAATGGAGTAGGAGGTGGAAGTTACACTTATACAGGAGCTACTTATGTTCCTTATATATTACAAGGAAGGCAGTTTAAACCTCTTATAATTACAGAAGTTTCATTGTATGCAGATAGCGGTCCTGGTACTAGTTTTATAGCTACTTTAGAATTATTAAGATCTGTAGATTTTGGAGCTTTCACAACAATAAAAACAAGATCTGTTAATATCTATGTATCTACAGGAGCTAGTTTTCACGTTAGAGATTTTATAATGCATCATGCAGACACTGGATTACCTAGCAGTTACACGAGTATAGACTATAGTTTAAAAGTTACTAAAACAACAGCATCAGGTAGATTATTTAGAATGGGTTCTATATTAGATATAACAGTGTCTCCTATTTTTGCAGGTGATTAAATATTAAATTATGGCAGAAGCAACAAGTAATTGTGGATGTAGTGGTGGAGATATAATCCTGATAGGAGGGGGTGCACCTGGTCCTCAAGGACCTCCTGGACCACAGGGTCCCGCAGGTCCCGGAGTAACTTATCCAATTCCTGCAAGCAGTATATCTGTAACTAACCCAGGTTTTGCTAACTTACAGATATTGTTAGATTATTTACTTTATGATCCTATGGTAATAACTACATTCACTGCAAATCCTACCACTTATTTAATAGGTTCTGTAGTAGGTATAATTAACTTTATATGGGCATTAAACAAAGTAGCTATTACTAAGACCATTACAGGTCCTAATTTACCTACTTTGGCTATTACAACTTCCCCAACAGCAGCTGTTTTATCTTCTCCTTTAGTACCTGTTAATGTAGGAGATGTATTTACTTATGTATTAGCTGTTTCAGATGGTACTACTTCTCCAACAGCTGCTGTAAATATTACTTTTTTAAATAATGTATATTTTGGAGACAGTGTGATACCTGGAGCTATTAACTCAGCATTCGTAAACAGTCTTGGATTCTTTATGCAAGCTGGACTAGCTAAAACAGTTTTTTCAAATGCTACAGGACCTACTACATATGCGTGGTTTGCTCATAGATCTGTTTTAGGAACTGCTATTTTTACAGTTAATGGATTTCCAGGAGGTTTTGAAACTCCGGTATCTATATCTGTAACTAATTCAGCAGGTTATACAGAAGCTTATAAAGTTTACAGATCTACTAATCCTGGAATTGGACCCGTCACTTATGTCACTAGTACTTAATTTATATCAAGTTTAAATTTAGCTATGAGCAAAGTTACTGTTATAAATACATTTCAAAGAGGGGGTTTAGGTACTGCTCAGTTTGCTATTACAGAAGATGCTGATGTACAAGCAGCTTATACTGTTGTAGCAGATTTAACTGCAAGAAATAATCTTCCTGTATGGAAAAGACTTCCATACATGCGTGTATATACTACAGCTACAAATCAAGAATTCAGATTAGGATCTGATATAACTTTAGGAGGACAAGTCTGGACTTTAGTGGAATCTTTTTCCAGTTACCAGTTATTATCTGAAAAAAACCAACCTAATGGATATGTAGGTTTACAAAGTAATGGTAAGATCAACCCAGCCTTTATAGAGAATATTTATGCTAATGCGTCTTATGTAACAGCAAACACTACTACCCGAAATGCTTTAACAACATTAACAGGAGATATTATCATCACTACAGATGATAGTAAAATATGGGTTAAACTAAATAACAACCCTCCTATAAACGTATCTGGAGATTTTGCAGAATTGTTATTTCCAGGTTTAGTATTATCTGTAAATGGAATGACAGGCGCTGTTTCTGTAACAATAGCTAATTTGTTATTGTATGGTTCTGGAACTACAGATTTTAATAATCAGGTAGCTATTGCTCCTGCAGTTACTAGTTTAAATTCTATTACAGGTACTCACACTACCAATATCAGTACCCTGTTTACACAAGTTAGTAATGTACAGACTTATACTGAGACTCATATTGGACAGGCTACTTTAAATACTACAGCAGCTAATCCCACAGGCGCAGAAATTGGTTATAGTTTAATATGGAATGGTACTGAATATATCTTAAGTAATATATCCGGAGGTGGTGGAGGATTTACCAATCCTATGACAACTCTTGGAGATTTAATACTTGGTGGCGCTAGTGGATTTCCTAACAGATTAGCTATTGGTGCAAATACCTATGTACTAACTTCTAATGGAACTACAGCTAGTTGGCAACCTGGTGGCGGTGGGCATGTTATAAAAAACAACGGCACTTCATTAACACAGCGGGCAAATTTAAATATTTTAAACGGATTAACGGCTTCAGATAACACTCCAGATACAAATATTAAATTTGGAGGTGCTTTAGTTGATGCGGTTACTAATATTACAGGTGCAGTAGGTACAAAACAATTACATCTTGGCATTGAAGATGATGAATTACTTTCTTTTACTGTTGAAGCTAAAGCTACAGCAGCTAATATAAGTTTTATAAATACAGCCAGCGCTGGAAGTGTTTATAATACCTTTTTAATGGATTCTAACGGTCAGAAGTTAAGAGCCACAGATGCAGGTGCCAATGAGTCATATGTTTCTGTCAATAAGAATTTACTACAATTATATAATGCGATAACCTATGGAACAGGGTTTACTACTATTAAACTTGATGCGAGTAATTTATGGACTCAGATTTCTGGTAGTACTGGATTCAAAGGGGCTGTTTATCTTGCAGACTACTCAGCAAACTACACTACTAGGTCTTTAATTGATAAAGGATATGCAGATAGTAGATATGCTCTGGCTAGTGGTGCTATGGTATATCCCGGTGCTGGCATTGCTCTATCAACAGGCTCTGCGTGGGGAACATCAATAACAGATAACTCCGCTAACTGGAACACGGCATATACGAACAGGATCACCTCACTGACTACAACGGGAACAAGTGGTGCGTCTACACTAATTTCTAACACTCTCAATATTCCTACCTACACATTGGCAGGGTTAGGTGGCCAACCTCTGAATACAAATCTAACATCCTTATCTGGATTAAGTTTTGCATCAACTTCATTTGTAAAAATGACATCAGCAGGGACGTTTGCTTTAGATACAAACACCTATCTTACTTCTCTTTCTGGAGCATGGTTACTTGCCAGTGGTGGTACTTTAACAGGAACAAATAGTGTGGCTATGGCTACATTTAATCTGGCTCTTACCAATGGCAGGGTATTGATGGCACCAACAGGAACAACCATTGATACTAATGCTCGCCTTCATATAAAATCTGTTGGAGCTACTAGTAACAAAGCATTCTATGTTGAGAACAGTGCTGGTACTAACCTGATTACTTTAAATGAAAATGGAAATCATACTATAGGTTCTGTAACAGGATCTCCTGATGCTTTTTTGAGTGCCGGAACTTGGTATATTAATAATGGTCTGGCCGTAGGTAAAGTCTCAGGAAGAACTTATGCCTTTGAGGTAGTGGGAAAGGTTAAAGTAGAATACCCAACTGCTGGAACAATTGTATGGCAGATTTCAGATTACAGTCAGATCGCTCATACCATTACAATGCAGGGTTTATCTCAAAACTTCTACGTAATCAGTGGAAGTATTACAGGTGTGAATCTTGACTACAACCTGATGTATCTGGCGCCTACTATTAATCAGACTTTTGGCACATCTACAGTAGTTGGATATCGTTACCAGCCTGCATTAACAAATGTTGCAGGAACTACTAATCACTATGCTTTTATTTCAAGTGCAGGTAGGCACGGATTTGGAACTATAACACCCACAGCAAAAGTTCACGTAAAAAGTGATGGCACAACTACAGGAGTAGCTTTTAAAGTTGATGATAGTGCGGGCACTGAAAGATTCAGCATTCTTGATAATGGTACGGGGTTATTTGCTAACATTCTGGGAGTAGGTGTAACGCCTACCTATGCGCTGCACGTAAAAGGTACTTCTGCAAATCAGAATCTTTTTGTCGTACAGGAAGATGGGGGCACTAATTTAATTGAAGCTAAAGAATCCGCTGGTGTTAATCAGTTAGGATTCTTTGCAGCTACCCCAGTGGCAAAGCCAGCAGCGGTAACCACACCACAAGGTATTGCAGATGCGCTTACAAGTTTGGGATTACTTACCAGTTCTACTATTGCTGGTGGTGGAGGTGGCGATATGCTACTTGGAACTATTCAAACTGTAACAGCATTAAAAACATTTAATACAGGCACATTTGCACTTAGAAATCCTGGAAATACATTTAGTTATAATTTTTTAGGAACAGCTATTGTTGCTAATAGAACTGTTACGTTACCATTACTGACTGGTGACGATGAGTTTGTAATGAAAGACTTTACGCAGACTCTGACTAATAAAACACTAAGTACAGGGGTAGTGTATAATGGAGGGGTAATAGCAGGGCAGTATGGCGGAACTGGTGTAGCAAATACAGGTTTCACAATAACACTTGCTGGTAATTTAGTAACTACAGGTGCATTTAATACAACATTTGCACAAGCTGCTACTACTACAGTTACATTACCATCTACTTCTTCCACTATGGCAAGAATAGATGCAGGACAAACTTTTACAGGGATACAGACTTTCAGTACCGCTATTGCTTCTACAAGTGGTGGAACTGGATTTGGCACTACTGCTATAGGTGATCTTTTACAAGGGGATGCTACTAATACATGGGCTAAATTAGCTTCTGTATCAGCGGGGTCTTTCTTAAGAAGTGGTGGAGTTACTACAGCTTCTACATGGAGTACTGTAAAGCTGCCTGATACAATGAGTGCATTAGGTATTTGGGTTGCTAACTCTGCAAATACAACAGTTAATTTAACTGCAACAGCAGGACAATCTATAAGAGTTAATGGAGGTGGTACAGCTTGGGAAGCTTTTACACCATCAGGAACTGGTGATATGGTATTAGCAACAGCTCAGACATCTACTGCAAAGAAAACATTTTCAGTAACAGGTAACATAGCTGGTATAAACATAGGAGCTAATGCTACAGATCCTACAACTACTTTAGCAGCTGGTGATATATATTATCAATCTGGAGTCGGTGTAAGAATTTATTCAGGATCTGCCTGGAGTACTTTAGGTGGAGGAGGCATAGCAGGACATGTTATTCAAAATTATACAACTGGTTTAACTCAAAGAGCTAATTTAAATTTTACAGGAGGTTTAAGTGCTGTTGATAATGCTGGAAATACATCTTCAGATGTTTCTCTTGGAGGAATTTTATCAGCTACTGTAACAACACTTAGTTTAAATGCAGCAAGCAAAAGCATTGAAATAACTAATGGAGGTTCAGATTATTTCAGGAACGAAAGGAATGCAAGCGATAATTTTAATACTTCTGGTTACTATTCAAATCCTTTAAATGCCGGTGATTTTCAGGTAACAACTATCAACTATGCTACTGCTTATTTTTCTATACTTACAGCATTAGGGGCGCAGTCATTTTTTGATTTGAATCAGGGTTATTTTGATTTATCCGCAGCAAATGCAGCAGGATTTGGGTCAAGATTAAAGGCTACGGGTCCAAGTCTTGTTTTAACACAAGGAGCAACGGGTAGATTTTTTGGTGAAGCTGCTGACTATACGGCTTCTTATGTAGCTAGATCGTATGTGACTAAATCTTATGTAGATATTGGAAGTGTAGAAATAGCTCCAGCCGCTGATAAAACATTAGTAGCTGGATTTGCTTTTTATATATCAAGTGAATATGAAGTAGTAGACACTTATACGTTAGATATAGGATCAGGAGCTGTTTTAGAAGTAGGTTAATATGATATAAGTTAAAATAAAAAATAAAAGTCATGAGTAAAATAACGTTAACAAGAGTAGCAACACCAGCAGTTCCAGCAGCTAATAAAGTATCAATATTTATAGATACTGCAGATCGTAAACTTAAAGCTATTGATGATAATGGCGTTATTAGTACTATGGTTAATGATGGTTTGCAAGATAGAAGTTTAATTACTAATGGAGGCATGTCTGTTCAACAAAGAGTAGCAACGGCTTCTACAGCTATTACAGGTATTTCAACTACTACCAGAGCTGGACAAGTAGCTGATAGATGGGCTATAACTACTTCTGTAGCTTCTAACTTAAACTGGGCACAAATTGATACACAAGCTTCCCCAGAAACAGGTTTATTAGCCAGATACTACGGTTCTATAATATCTTCTACAGCAGGTAAAAAAGTAATGATATCTCAATGGATTATTAATGCAGAAATGGCACATGTCAGAGGACAAAAAGTAAGAGTATCTGTTAAGCATAACCAAAAAGTAGGTTCCGCTCAAACTTATAAATTAGGGTTGTTACAATTAACATCTGCAGGTACAGTAGACGTATCTCCAGCATTTCTTTCAGGAGCCTGGTCTACCACTAACTCTGTAGATCCTACTTGGGGAACTAACATAGCTGCTATAACTCCTGACGCTTCTCCTACAGGTGAAAATGGCACTATTACAGGTTCTTATCTTAATGTTACCACTGCGGCAGGAAACTGGGTACGTTCAAGTGCAGTCTTTACAGTACCTACTACAGCTAAAAATTTAATAGTAGTATTTTTTTCTGATATTACCGGAGGTACTGCAGATAATATTTCTATATCTGAAATTCAATTAACACAAGGACCTGATATTGTAGATTACAAAGAACCACCATCAGCAGAAACTCTTATGCGCTGTCAAAGATTTTTTTGTAAATCATTTCCTATTAACGTAGTTCCAGCAGCTTCTGTAGCTGTAGCTACTGGAGGTAATGGTGAAACCAGTATAATTGGTAAAGCAGTTGCAACAGCCTTAGCTTCTGCTATACAAATAAGATTTCCAGTAAGGATGTTTAAAACTCCAACTTTAACTTTATTTACACCAACTGCAGCTGGAGCAGTACCTTTCAGACTTAACGGAACTACCCCAGCAGCTCAGACTGCAGCAGCAACTACCGGATTACTTGATATGGGAGCTGTAGTAACATCTACAGGAGATGCTGCAGGTGCTATTGGGGATTTAGTAGGAGTGCATTATACTGCAGAAGCTGAATTTATTACTTAATTTGTAATTATAATTGACTTACATTTATTAAATATTAAATATAAAATTATGGCACAACTTACACTAACAGAAAAAAACTCGCTGGCTGAAACTCCTAGTTTTAGAGGTAGAGTATTTCAAGGATTATTCAGCAAAGCCAACTTCTTTGAAGCTCAAACAGGTACTCCTGCTAATCTTAAAGCCCAGAAGCAAAGAAATTATGCCACTCCTTTCCTTAAAGGTGGAGCTAATACCATTGACATATACGCAGTAAGTAGAACATGGCTATCTAATTATAATGCTGATCCTCCAGACCTTGATGTAAATAATCAACCTACTGATGATGCTATTCTTAACACAGCCTCATTAGATACGGTTTACAATTTACTTGCTGGAGTTAATGATGGAGATGAGTTATTACCAATTGTTTAAATTTATAATCTTAAAATAACTTTTAAAT